AAATCTCGAATGGGCACAATGAACCTTGAAGATTACAAAGATATGTGGTATAATAAGCCTAAGGCTGCTTAACTCGGAGTGCCGTGATGGACTTGGTAGGTAAACGTATCAAGATTACTGTTAGAAATGTTCACAAGCATAAATGTTCCCATGCTTGTTATGAGCCAGACTCTAACACATATGTTGGTCGTTATCTGCCACGTCCGTCATGGCTATCCAAAGACGAGTTTATGTTGACGACTGGTGATATTGATGCCCCAGTCCGCATCGTCAATAAGAACAATATAACGGATATCAAGATTGACAAATCAAATCGTCCTGACGGTGTATATCTGGTCGATGGCGAAAAGAGAAAGTATGTGGTTACAAGCGGTCCGTTCGGACGTTTCTCTTGTAATTGCACGGCTTTCGGATATCGCAAGTGGTGTTCTCATATAAACGAAGTCAAGAAAGGTCTGAAAAATGCGCCATGATACACTCTCCATTCTTGTAAAGATTTTGATGGGCGTTACGCTTATTGCCGCTATTTATAACGGCATTCTAATGCAAGACTGTATCAATAGCGGAAGCTCTAATAGCCAGGCTTGCTTCAAGTATAATGTGGTCAATAACAATCTCCGCAATAACAATGTCAACCTCAACTTTAATCAGGGTGAATGAAATGTCAAAGGTTAAGATGATTGATCCACCTTCTGGTTGGCTTTACGGTTTTCCAAAAGTTCTTCCAGAGGATGTTACAGACACGATCAAATGGCTATTAGAGAATGGTTATCCGCAGCATGAGATAGATGCCTGCGGTGACCATTTCTATTGCCGTCACTGGTATGTGGAGTTAAATAATGAAAAAGATGGCTAGAACGGCTGGTCGAGTGCCGCCGAGAAGATATTGGCGTAGTATGGTAATAAAAAGACGAAAGAACCTTGGATGGGGTCCTTGTTTTGTTTATGGTTCTTATCACTCTTTGTTGCAGCGGGCCCACGACCATCAACCAATTCGGAGAAAGTAAATGAGCAAGATTGTCCTAGTAGAAACCGTTTCAACATTTCGGCATGTATATGCTGTGCGACTGCCTGATGATGAACCAAATCAAAATGCCATTGATGATGTTGTATGGAATGTCGATCTACCTGATAGTTCTCTAACAGAGGTCACGCAAAATCATATTTCAGAAGAAGTCTTTTCGCACCATGTTGTTACCGAAGATGAATATATCGAACTGTTCGACCGTGAAAATGAATATCTAAGAGAATGGCCGAGAGAAAAGAAGTTAGAGTTTATCTTTGACTCGGCACAAAAAAGTAGACTTCACAAAGAAGTAGACTTTGGTAAGCCTGTTGGTAAGGAGAAATGGGGCAAATGGTCGATCCTCTTCTAAAACTATACAAGATTGAAATCCACTGGATATGGAATCCTAAACACTGGGCGTTTCATATCGTGGAAAGGTTCAACAGTGGGAACCCATATAGAAGTTACAGATTTGGGCCGTTGTTTGTGAGGAGATTTTGGTAATGATTAGCCTTCCGAAACTATACAAGATTGACACTAAAGGTAAGACCCGTGTTTGGTGGATCGAACATGACAGCGAGAAGTATCGGACACATTCTGGTATCGATGGTGGCAAGATTGTAGTTTCGGGTTGGCAGTATCCTACTGAAAAGAATGTTGGTCGTGCCAATGCGACCGACGTTGCTATGCAGGTTGCTAATGAAGTAAATGCTCATTATGTAAAGAAGCAGTTTCAAGGCAAGTATTATACTAGCGTTACTGCTGCTAAGTCGAAGGATGATTTGTTCTATGAGTGTATGCTGGCCGACAAGTATGATGCCAAGAAGCATAACAAGTTTCCGTATTGTTCACAGCCGAAACTTGATGGTGTTCGCTGTCTCGTTTCAAAAGATGGTATGCAGTCTCGCAATGGCAAGTCTATCATCTCTGCTCCGCATATTCGTGAGGCATTAGAACCATTCTTTCAGAAATATCCTGATGTGGTTCTTGATGGTGAGTTGTATAATCATGACCTCAAGAATGATTTTGAAAAGATCATTTCACTGGCTCGTAAGACAAAGCCAACTGCTGCTGATTTGGAAGAGTCTAAGCAGATGATACAGTATTGGGTATATGACTGTATAATGGATGGCACATTCGAAGAACGTTACGACTTTCTCTTTCCGAACCTTAAAATATATTTTCAGAGTTGTATAAATTTGGTCAGGACATTCGAGATTAAAAACGAAAATGAAATTGAAACAATGCTTGGTCATTATCTCGAAAGTGGTTACGAAGGCCAAATGCTCCGTGTTCCTGACTCTCTTTATGAAGGCAAGCGTTCTAAGAACCTTATCAAGCATAAAGAGTTTGAGGACGACGAGTTCCAGATTGTCTCTATCGAAGAAGGAAAAGGTAACTGGGCAGGTGCTGCCAAGCGTGTGGAAATCCGTTTGAAAGATGGAACGACACAGTTTTCGGGAGTGCGTGGCTCATTTGACATGCTCAAGGACTTGCTGTATAATGCTAATGATTATATCGGCACGGACGTTACCGTGAGGTATCAGAACAAAACGGAAGACGGCAAACTTCGTTTTCCTGTTATCGTTGCTTTCTGGAAAGGTAAGCGTGATCTATGACATGGCAACCGATTGAAACATATCCATACGATCATCCGTTCAATCATTATCTTCTCTGTCATAAAGAAAAGAAATGGATACGATTTGGTCGTTGGTATTCTCAACAGAAAGAATGGTATTATTCTGGCACGAATGAACGATCACAATACGCACAAGTAGAGGGTGATGCGCCTACACATTGGATGGAAATACCGGAGTTACCTAATGATAATACGAAAAATTGATGTAAAACTTGATAAGAGAGTCGAAACAGGACCAACACAGTTTGGCGACGATTGGCCTGGTTTGTTTATTCGTGGTGATAATGCTGCATATTATGCCATGAACCTTCAAAATCTATTGGATGAAAACGAAGATGCTTTTACTCGTATCGTGCTAAGAGGATTGCTCGCAGACCTAAAAGGATGTCAATTATGACCGATGAAATGAAACAAATCGCCTATAACGAAGGCGTAAAGGCATACGTTGATGATGTGTTGTGTATTGACTGTCCTTATTATGGTGTTTCGGAGGTTCTTGCTGATATGTGGGAAGAAGGTTGGTGGGAAACAGGTTTTTGGGATATGTTTGATGACGCATGATCCACTATACAAAGTCGAAAAGATAAACAACCACGCCTGGGGTGTCTATAAGAGAGACTTCGGTTCTGCTGGTGGTTGGGTGTTGCTAAAAGCATTTTATACTGAGGACGAAGCAAATGAATATATTTTATCTACACTCTGACCCCAAATTATGTGCCGAGTGGGCTGTTGACTCTCATTGCGTCAAGATGATCCTTGAAAGTGCCCAACTTCTATCTACCGCACATCGGGTACTTGATGGTGTAGAGTATACCGATAAGACAAAGACTGGTCGCAATGTAAAGCGTTGGCGACTCGATGACTGGCGTGATACAGAATTTTATTCTGCCACCCATATCAATCATCCTTGTGCTGTGTGGGCCCGTGAGTCTTCTAGCAACTATGAGTGGTTGTGGGATCTTATGGCCGAGTATTGTATAGAATATACCCATCGTTATAACAAGATTCATAAGATTCAGCGAACCAATCTTTTGGGTAAACTATCCGATCATCCAAAAAACATCAAGCGTATTGGCCCGACTACTCCGCCAAGTTGTATGGATACTAAATACATCATATCCGAAGACCCAGTGGTCAACTATCGGAACTATTACAAGCATGGTAAGGCACATCTTCACAAGTGGAAGAATCGTGAAGCGCCAGCGTGGATAAATGAGGTAACACTATAGCATGAGCCGTGTAGTTCACAAAAGATTGATGACAACAACAGAAGATATCATTGACATTTACGATGGTATCTTTGATGTTGATGAACATTATAGAATGCACCACTATGCTGGTCACTCTCTCTTTCATACCAAAGGCACATCTCTAGGCATTTATGAATCCCGAAAGGACTTCTTTCTTCGGTCTTCATTCACCGAAGAGGATGTCTATAACTTTGGCTTTTTTGAGTCTATGAACTGGAAAGTTTTCTCCAGCGAGTATGAAATCAATCTAAATCCAAAAAACTTCTGGATGGTCTTATCAACACATCTTTCCGAATATAGTTATCATCCCGACAACTCTCATAAAGGCAAGAAGTCCTTACTATACTACATCAACACAACCTGGAACAAGGATTGGGGTGGCGAAACTATGTTTTGTAACAAGTATGGTGAGGTAGAGATTGCTACGGAGTTTAGACCAGGAAGAGTCATCATATTTGAAAACCACATTTTACATAAGCCAGCGCCACTAACTTTGAGTTCGATTCCTTATCGTTTCACATTTGTGGCGACTGAATAATACTAAATACAGAATACTGTGAGGGACTATGCCATATTACACATTTCGCAATAAGAATACCAACGAAGAAGTCACCGTCCAGATGACGATGGCAGAACATGACACATATCTAGACGATAAGCCAGATTGGGAACAGGTCATTCTTGCTGTGAACTTTGCCGATCCTGTAACTATCGGTGTCACTAAACCTCCCTCCGACTTCCAAAAATACGTTTTAGGCAGAATCAAAAACTCGGTGCCTCAAGCTGATGCCGTAGCGAGTAAGCGTTGGGATATTCCCAAGGAGATTTAACCTGTCAGAAGAAATACCTTCAAAAAAGTTTAGAGGTCGTGCCCGTAACAAGGCATCGACCTCTTTTGTTTATGATAATGTGACTAACAATAACAACAAGGTAAAATATATGTCACGTAAGAATAGAAGAAATAGCAAGCAGCAAAATCAGCAAAACTTTGAGGAGCATAACCACTTTCAATTGCGTCACATTAAACCACTAACAGTAAACCAACAGAGAGTGTGGGACGCATATTCGAATGGCTCCAATCTTATGCTGCATGGCTATGCCGGTACCGGTAAAACCTTTCTATCATCATATCTAGCACTAAAGGAGGTGTTATCAGACGACATATATAAGAGGGTCGTTATCATCCGCTCCGTAGTTCCAACCAGAGACATGGGCTTTCTACCAGGAACCGATAAACAAAAAGCGGAAGTTTACGAACAACCCTACCAAGAAATTTGTGACGATTTATTTGGTCGTGGAGATGGATGGCGTATATTGAAACTAAAGAGAATGGTAGAGTTTACCACTACATCATTTCTTCGTGGCACTACATTCAATGATTCCATTATCATTGTTGACGAGTGTAACAACATGACCTTCCAAGAGGTCGATACAGTTATGACACGTATTGGTAATAACTCTAAGATTATCTTTTGTGGTGACTATCGCCAGACCGATCTACATAAACCACATGATAGAACTGGCATCAAAGAACTGATGGCTATTACTCGCCGTATGTCATCATTTGAGCATGTCGAATTTGGTATTGAGGACATCGTTCGCTCCGGTGTCGTCAAAGAATACATCATTCAGAAAACTGAAATGGGACTATGATAGTTTACATGTTATATAAATAGAAGTAAATTACAACCAGGAGTTTCTACAATGTCAAATGTCACTTTCAAAATGTTTGCCGACCATATGGGCGGAACACAGGCCACCGAATACATCGGAAGACCCGGTGAAATATTCTATGATACAGATGGTCAGACACCTCTCCGACTTTCGGATGGAGAGACTCCTGGTGGTATTCCTTTTAGTATACTTTCTATCAATCAAACTTTTGATCCTCAATTTACAGCAAATGGTGCCAACGTTCCTGGTGTAGTTGCTACAGGGTCTTATGTAAAGCAAGGTCTTATTACACACTTTAGAATTAATATAGATTTTGCTAATTGTAATGCCGCATCTTTCAATGTTGGTGGGCAGTATCAGGTTGTTTTGCCAGCGCCTTCTATCGCAACAATAACGGCTAGAGCCGGTACATTACATCAAGCAAATGGCGACGCCAAATATCACATCGCCGGTATCACAGATATAGACATAAGTAATACAGTCATGAAACTCTACTATTCAGGTAGTACCACAGATTTGGCCTGGAAAAATACCACACCAGTTGGAGCAACATCAAACACAAGTGAGTTTGATATCTCCGGTGCTTATCAAACAATAAGTTAAAAGGTTGACAACTATATATTTGGAGTATATAATGTATAAATTAAATGAGGAACATTTTGATGTTGGTTGCTAATGAAAACTTTTACACATATAAACAATGACCCAGTGTTGGTGAATCTGAAAAGAGAAGAACAAAATGGAAAACGATATTATATATCTCCTTCGGGCAGGCCTCTTCCATCGGTTACCACCTTTCTCTCTCACTTCAAAGGAGACTCCATCCAAAAGTGGAGGAAGAAAGTTGGCGAAGAAGAAGCGAACAAAATATCAGGACGAGCAAGCCGAAGAGGTACAAAATTTCATTCTCTTATGGAATCTTATATCAACAATCAGGAAGGGTTCCTCAACGAAGATGTAATGCCTGATATGCGGCATGCCTTCAATCAGTTTGTTCCTATACTCAATAGACTTGATAATGTTCACTATCTAGAAACTATGCTATACTCTGAAACTCTTGGTCTCGCTGGTCAAGTAGACTGTATTGCCGAGTTTGATGGTGTTCCTTCTATTGTTGATTTCAAAACTTCCTTGAGACCTAAGAGAGAAGATTGGATTCTAAGTTACTTTGAGCAATGTACCTGTTATTCTTTGATGTATGAGGAAATGACAGGCATCAAGTGTAAGCAGATTGTGGTATTGATATCGGTTGACCACGAAGAACCGCAGGTGTTTGTGAAAGACCGTAAAGATTACTTGCCAGAACTGGCGTATAAGATAAAAAAGTTTAGAGAGGATACAGGACTATGAAATCTCTACATATTAGAAACGTAGCTGGTCAGTTCGATCTAAAAGGTAAAAAATATAAACTTCTTTCCTGTAAATGTTGCGTTTTACAAAACTTCAAGGAAAGAGAAAGATATAGGGAAGCAAAGAAAGAAATGAGGGAATACAAATGAGAAAAGTATATCTAGCGGTAGCATTGGTGTTTCTTAGTTTGGGTTTGTCTGGTTGCGTTTTGGCGACCGTCGGTAAGTGCGTTGTATGGGACAGTTCTAATAGACCGTGCCAGTGATGGACCCGGTGGTATACACGGACCAGATTTAGACGATTACGAAAACGCTGTGGAGTGATAGGTGAGTAAGATTATTACTCGTAAATGGATTAGACCAGATAGTGTATTTCATACAGCAAATGAAACATACACATTTGAACAACTTGCCTTATCTATCAATCACTGGAAAGAAAGACTTCTCAAAGAACGGATAACACCAGGTCAAAAGATAGGGATAGCCATTCCATCTTATGAGTTATCATATCTGGCTATAACATTTGCCGCATTTGAGTTAGGTCTAAAGATGGTAATACTAACCAGACCTATGAATGAAAAGGATTGCGTCAGTGCTAAATGTCTGGCGCATTTGCCTTTGGATATGTTCATATACGGATTACCAGATGCGCCCGAATACAACTTTGCGGTCGATTTCTTCATTCGTCATTCATGGAAGAGTATTAGACTAGAACCTAACTATGTTGCTTTCTCTGACAATGATGTTGGTGTATATGCCACACCAGATAGTGATTTGCTTTTGTGTACCAGTAGCGGCACTACGGGCAAACCTAAACTAATAAGTCAAACACATTCTTTTCTTTATGACCTATGTTCTATGAACTGGGAGCAACTCGGATTCAATCAGGATGATTCGGCGATTCATCTAGAGTCCTTCAATCATGGATCCTCTATCTGTATATTCTTCTTACCCTCAATGCTTGTTTGTAAAGAGCATTATTTGTTTGCTAGTGTCGTCACCGATGCGGACAAAGGCTATTACTACAATGTTATGAAGTTTTGTGAGAGAAAAGGCATAACTAAAATACTATCACCAAACGGTTTAGCAACAGACTCGTTACTTTCTACATTAGAGTCTGGTGAAATAGATGCTTCCGCTGTCACTATGATGATTCTATCATTCATAAATCCAAAATGGCTGAATGCTGTCAAAAGTGGTAGTATCAAAAAGATTGTTAGTGTTTTTGGTTGTAGTGAAACTGGCGGTCCACTGTTTCTTCCATACATTGACAAGAACACAGAAAAGTTTGATCCAAGATCGTTAGGTAAACCGTGTAATGATTTTTATAAGATAACGACTCCAGACAATATGCTAACGGTAAAGATGCCAGATGGTAGAGTGATAGAGACTGGAGATTATGTCACAGAGGATTTTTACTTTGTCCGAAAAAACAAACTGCCACGCATCAATGACATTGATATCAACTCTTTTGACTTGATAGAACTTTTGGAAAGAAAGTATTCCAGAAGTCGATTTGAGATAGTGGTTGACGAGATTAGTAATCTGTTATATATTGTAACAGAAGATGAATCCATGTTGTCTGATTGTGATATCGGGAACGACATTAGCAGCTTTTACATGAAAAGAGTTGAGTTGGCAGATATCATCCACATACCAAATCTAGGAGATATGTCCGTCAGTATCAAGCCCGATCATGGAAAACTTTTAGAATACATCAACAATAGGACTTGACAAATGAAACGGATTGTAGTATTATTATCATTATTGAGTGGAACAGCAATGGCAGCGGATGATATATCATGCGATAAGAAGGCTAGCGATAGCCATATCATCCACTGTAAAGCAAAGAAGGTGATGGATGTTTCGTTGGTTTCTATTAACGGCGGTGAGTGTAACGCTCCTACATTTCACTGGCATGGTAGCGGTGAGTTTTCCATTCCAGGAACAAAAGAATGTGGCTACGTTGGAGCAGTCACATTATCAATCGACGGTCACAATAAAACCTTCGCCCCATTATAAATAGAATTGGAATCGTCTTCATCATGGATACACTCGTTAGACTAATTATCTAACATAGCGAGTTGGCCGACTAAGGGTATATCGTAACGTTCGGTATATCTGAATATCAAAGAAAGGTATGATGGTTCAAGTCCATCACTTTGACGCTAAGAGTGTATCTTTGATGGAGACGATAAATAGAATTGCCGAGGTCGTTGAGAGACGAAATATAGGTTTCTTGGACGTGGGTGCGATTCCCACCGCCTCCATCATAGATACACTGCCTAGACTGAAAAGATAGGAACCCGCAACTCTTTATGAGAAAAGTTGGAACAAGACAGAGGGTCCAACAGTGTATCTTTGATGGGGGCGAACAGGTTCGACGGGATACAGTAAGGTCGTAAGGAGACCAAAGGCAAATTGCAGGTGCAGCAAACGACAATGTACCATTTGACTTCGCTCTAGCAGCGTAAGTTCATTGGGTTTGGTGGTTTTCCTCGAAACAGAAAAATCACCTTTTATATTATGAACCAGAGGAACAAATGACCCCCGAAGACATACAAAAGTTTAGTTTAGAGATTGAGGAACTGGTCTATATGAAAGACATTCCTTATATCGATGCCGTCGTTATGTATTGTGAACAGACAGGATTCGAGATAGAGACCGCAGCAAAGTTAGTCTCGGGTGTTCTCAAATCCAAAATCAAACTAGAAGCCGAAGAACTCCACTTTCTCAAGAAATCTAATACCTCACAACTTCCTTTATAAAGGGTTACATCATGTCTAGTGAAGATTTTACCGACAAAGAAGTTCGGCACATTGCCGATGTCAAACGGAAACTAGAAATACTAATCAAAGACGTTGGCCTTTATGAAAGAAGACATCCAAGTTGGGATAAAAGTGAGGGGGTATCCACTGATGATGGTTATAATAGAGAATTTATAATCGTTGCTGGTGGTTGTATTAGTTCTCTGCTAAGGGATGAACTCATCAACGACATTGATACCTTTCTTCTAAAGAATGAATCATTCCATCCTAAAAATCCCACACAACACAACATGCTTGAGAATATGATTAGGCATAAACCGGGTACTTGGATAGTAAAGTATCATCTGGACGAGGATGATGATTATAGCAATGAACATATCTTTGCTACTGCACTCAATCAGGATTCAAATGTCCAGTATATCAAGACCGACTTCACGGATCGCAAGACACTGATTGATCATTTTGACTTCATTCACTGTATGGCATCCTATCATGTCGGCAGACTTTACATTAGCCATCAGACTTATAACGCTATTATGAACAAGCACCTTATTGTCAATGGTAATAAGAAAGTAAAGAAGTGGCGCCTTGATAAGTTTAGACACCGTGATTGGAAGACAAAAGAAGACCTCATGATTGACGAGCCACTAAAGTCAAAGTCACAGTCACTAGAGGAAATGCTCCGTAAGGTCCGTGTCCCAGATAGGAAGTGTGATGCTCCGACGA